TTAGCGGTTCTGCCAGCCGTTTCGTTCTACCGCTACCAGGATCCTATCCACCTTTTCCCCTTGCGAAGCTATGCGCTCCTCGATGCGGATCACGCGCGCCGAAATGTCAGCGCGATCATTCTCCATGACGGAAAGACGCAGGTTCAGGCGTGTGTCCTCGCTCTCGCGCAGCATCTTGTTGGTCGATACGTCTTTCTCGAGTGCAGACAGGCGATTGTCGAACTGAAACCATCCGGCCATGACGCCGGCCGCCACGACCAGGATGGTGATAATGTTGCCCATCGACAGGCGCGGATCGAACCACTGCCGCCGGCGTTCTGCGATCACTTCTTGCGCCATATCTCTGTAACCTTGTCGACGCCGCTCTTGATGGTGTGGCCGCCCATGTAGAGGCCGGCATAGACGCCCGTCACGGTCATCCATGTGCCTGCGTCGACAGTGAGCACCACATGCATGCTCGCGCCAAACAGGGCCAGGAACAGGTTGATAAGCGGCACGCCGGCGAGAAACCACAGCCAGCCGGCGAGCAGGCCCCACATGGTGGCAGGACGCCAGGCCCAGGTCCATGTGCCATCTTTCTCCATTTCGGCCAGTTGCAGGCGGTTTGCCTCCCGCTGCTGTTCGACCTGGGCGAGGATCAGCTGGGGCGCGTCCACTTCGAAATCGCGCACGGCCTGTTCGAGCTCCCCGCTCGAAAGCTCGCCGAGCTCATCCGTGGTGCGCCGGGCCTTGCCGGCGATAGCCTCAATGACCTTGCCGGCCAGATCGCCGGCGACACCGCCGGCCTTATCGCCAAGCGCCTTTCTCATTATGCTTTCGATCACCGGAGCCCCGACACGCCGGGCTACGTCGAGGATGATCGGGATTGCGACGGCCGAAACGCTCATTGTGCCGCCGCCTCCGCCTCGTAGGCTTTCCGGCGCTGCCGGTTCACATGCGCCCGCCAGAGCAACCAACCACCGATCATGACGCCGGCGAGGATGATGCCGCCCAGGATCCAGCCCGCCACCTGGTCAGCCGCCTCGGGCGACAGCGCAGTGGAGCCGCCGGTGGCCGCGCCGCCTGCACCTTGCTGTTTGGCCTTGCTGCCGGCGGCCTTGGCCTCGTCCTCAAGGCCCTGCTTGACGGTCGGCGCGTCCTGCGCGGCCGCAAGCGCCCAGGCAACGCCTTTGGCCTCGATGCGCGCAATGCGGTTCGTCCAACCTTTGCCAAAGGTCGACCAGTGCCTGAAAGTGCGATAGATCGACAGGCGCCGCGCACAGAGGCGTTTGACGGTTACATGGTCTTCTCCACCCGCGACCGCCGTCAAGCTCTTCCAGGCTGCCCCTGGGCCGGAATTTACGGCATAGTCGAAGGTGGCCAGGTCGACGCCTGCGGCGAGGCGGTCGCCATGCACCTTGTCCCAATAGTCGGTGCGATAGATCTTCTGCAACATGGTGTCGGAGATCTTGCGCAGGTCGGTTTTCGTGGCGTTGGGTTTGAAGCGGCGCAGGGTGGTGAGTGTCACGCCCTTCATGGTCGCCCCGCCTGGATCCTTCGGATGGTCCGCCCACCCGCCTTCCTCACTAAGCGTGACGTTCAAGCTCTTGGGAAAATTCTCGCGCATGGCCGCGCCTCCTGTCCGCTGTCGCCAGCCTGGAAGGGCGGCGGGTCAACGAGGAGGCTAACGGCGCGCGGCCGCTGTCACGTTTCTGTGCTCGGCCTGGATCAATCCATTTCAGGCCAGGCACGGTTGCCAGGCCCCGCCGATCTCCGTTATCTGGGACTGTAAGGGTGGGGTACTATGCAGGTTTACATTATCAATCTCGACCGTTCGCCGGGGCGAATGGCGTTCATGCGTCAACAGTGTGAAGCACTATCTTTAGATTTCGAACGCATCCCGGCTGTCGATGGCGACACCATCGACGCTGAAACGCTCGCTCGGCACGGGCTGTCGGTTGGTGCTACGGCATGCTTTATGAGCCATCGGCTCACCTGGGAGCGGCTGCTTTCCTCGGAGGCTGAGCGCGCGCTCATTCTCGAAGATGATGCGGTGTTGCAGCCGTCCCTCGCGGATCTGGTACGAAATGACGACTGGTTTCCGGCGAATGCCGACATCGTTCGGGCGGAGGCAACAGGACAGAAACAGATCCTTTCGCTAGACCCGATCGAAATCCCCGGTGGCCGGGTGCTGCGACAGCTGTATTCCGACTGCTGGGGCTGTGCCGGTTACATCATCACGCGCGACGTGGCCAGAAGATTGCTGGCAATGACCGAAGATTTCACCGAAGCCGTTGACATGGTGGTTTTCAGCAATGAGTTCGTCGCCCAAGCTCGCGTCTACCAGATGGCGCCTGCGCCGGTGATGCAAAAGAGCACTGTGCAAGAGCTTGCGGTTGGCGATTTTCAAAGCACGATTGATCTTGATCGGTTCGATGGTAGCCGAAAGAGGGAGCGGTTTTCGGTGCGTTCATATGCCCGGAAGATCGTATGGGAGATTACCCGGCCATTTCGCCAGGCTATAACGCTGTATCGCAGGCTTGCCGGAATTGATCGCTTCAAGTTGGATCAGGTGGAGTTCGGTTAGCTGACCCTCTGCGCCAGGTATTTCTGATCCGACGAGCTGACCCACTGTGTTATGCCACGGGCTTTCCAGGTTCCTGCCAGAACCGTGCCGGCCCCGCTATTGCTGTATTCTGGATCCCCTGCGGGACCGCTGAGCCTCAAAGTCACCGTAGCATTGCGGGCGACATTGGCAGACGCCTTGAACGATACGATGTGGCCGACCGGAAAATCTGTCTCCTCGGAGTCGCTTCCCGTATACAGTCCGACCGGGGCAGCCGGTGCCAAAGCTGCAATCGCCTGTGCAACACGTTCCGCCGACCAGACACGCGGCTCGGTCGCCACTCCGGCTTCCGCCTCGGCCTGCGAGACGAGGTCACCAGAATGGAGGACAATGTTCCCATTGATCTGAAATTCAGAGCAATCTGCGCTTAGTGTGGCCGAACCTGTGTCGCCGCTCGTCCCACCTGTGGCAACAATTCTTGCGGTATCATAGACGCCAGAGGCGAAAGTCTTGAAGCCAAGGGTCACTGAGCCGTTGCCGGAGCGAACGCCACCGACATACATACCACCTTTTGAATAGAAATGGCCCGCGCCGGAGATCAGAGCCGCACGAGAGCCACCCTGATACCAAGAAAAAGTGTATCCGTCTTCTACGACATGGTTCATTCCGTTGCTGTAGGCATTTATGCCCACCGTTGACCCGTATAGGGCAATGTGTCTGGAGAGGTTGTTGGAAGCCGCAGCCCACTCCGAACCAAAGTTGATCCCTGCTTTGAACTCACCACCCCGGTCGGTAACGATGCGTGTCCAAGGCCCCCAAGTGGTGGTTCCTTTGTAACGCACGTAGATTGTCGGAGCATCGTCACTTGCCAACGGGTCGGTCGCCATATACTTGACCGCCCGCATCATGAGACGCTGTCCAAGGTCTGTGGAGTAGATGTTCTCCACCTGGATGTGCCAGAAATTCGAAGATATTGGTGGGAACGCCCCGGTGCTGCCGGTGACTGAAACGAGCGCCTTGAAACCTGCGACGCAATCAGTGTCGATATTCAACCCGCCAGATGTCGAGTAATAGTCGCCGAAATCGCGCAGGACTTCATGCGCCACTTCATCGGCGCGAATTGCTTGATCGCCGGTTGCCCCGGCAGGTAGCTTCAGTGGCCCCGTCATTGTGTCACCGGTCTTGGTGACAAAGCCCGTCCCCGAGACATACGCGGCTACCCAGGCGGACCCGGTATAGACCATCATCACGCCGGTCGTTGAGTTGAAGTACAACGCACCGCCAACCAACGGATCGCCGTCATTGTCGGTGGCGGGGTCAGAGCCTTTTTCCCCCAGGTATCGATCGTCGAACGCATCGTAGAGCGCCAGTATCTGATCCCGCGCGGCCTCTGCAGAAACCTGCGCGCTTGCAGCTGCGCCCGCACTGGTGGCTGCGCTGTCGGCCGAACTGACGGCCGTGCCCGCGCTCATCGCTGCTTCTGTAGCATTTTCAACTGACGTGACCGCCGCAGCATTGGCTGCGCTTTCGCTGTCCGCCGCCGCGCTCTGAGAAGCGGCGGACGAAACGGCACTGGCATTGGCCTCTGCTGCTTTGGTCGCCGCATACGATGCGGCGTTCTCTGCACCGGTTCGGGCAACTTCTGCCCCGGTTTGCGCGTTCTGTGCGGCCACCTTGGCGGCATTTGCGTCTATCGCGTATCCTTGCGCGTTGGATATCTCATCGCCAGATCCGCCGTCTTTCATATTTCCGTCTGCGTCGGACAACCAGAAGCGGTTTTCGGTCAAGACCTGAAGTTGTCTCCCCTGCGTTTCGTAGTCACTCATCCACGCGCGAGACAGGTCGCGACGGTGCTCCTGGGCGATCAAGGTGAGGGCATCGAGCTGCGCGTTTATCTTGTTCGTATCGAAGCTGATCGAGGCGAGGAAATCGGACAGCCGTTCTTCCGGGTGATAGCCGATCAGAATATAGCGGTCGCCCTCAAGGCTTGCGGCAACAAGTTCGATGCTGGTTCCCGTTTCATTGCCAAGGCCGGATGGAAAGCTGTAGTCGATGCCCAGCGTCAACTGGCTGCGCGATCCGTCTGCGCGTTCCCGGATGATCGTCAAGCCGTCCTCCCGGGTCAGCTCGAAGTCGGTGGACATTAATGTCGTGCCCGCCATCGGTGAGACGGACTTGACGCGATCGTTGAAGGGGAGCGGTGTTTCTGTCATGCGCCCGATGCTATGGAGGAACGGGCGCTGTCACGTTTCCGCGAGGGTGCCGGAGGGCGGGCAGGCCCTCCGGCGGGTGCTTGCGCTAGCCGGGACAGGAAACGGCGCGCGCTATCAATCTATGTGCGCCCGAGCGGCGTCACGTTTCTCACGTCAGAAGGCGGGCGCCCTTTGAGGTGCAGATGTGCCGGGAGCCCAGAAGTATTCCTGGCCGAAATCACGCCGCCAGAATTGTTGCTGCCGCTTGAAGGCCTTGTTGGCTTCCGGGTCGAGGAGATATTGCGCCTGGTCAAGCACCAGGCGTTCCCATCCAAGACGCAGATACCAGATGTTCGATCCGGGTATGTTGCCGCGCGCGAACTTCACGAGCTCACGGCCGAAATGCGTTTTCTCGCCGCTCGCCAACTGCACGGCGTTGCCCGCTGTCAGGTTCCAGAAATCGTTGGCACGCTGCACCACGGGGCCGGCGAATGTCGTGGCAAAGCCGCCGCCGTATCGGTTGATGTTCCCGAATGCGAAATCGCCGTAAATGCCAAGGCCTCCGCCCTGGAGCATCGCGGAAAACCAGAAGCTCTTCGTATCCATGTCGCGCGGATCCCGGCCGGCGGCAACCTGCTTCGCCTGCAAGGCAAGCGCTCCGTAAACCGTTGTGGTCAGGAGCAGGGCACCGGCATAGGCTGCGCCATGGGCGCGCGTTTCGCCTTTCGCAAGCATGGCCGCTATGCGTGATCCATGCAATAGCATGAACACCGCCCCGAAGGATTTGAACTGCGCGAAGCTGCGAAGCACCTCGCCAATGAACGTGCCTGGCTGGTTCTGGTTGAGCAGGGCCGTGCGGCTGCGGTGCGAACCGGACGGGATGGCATATTCCGTTTCCGTCTGGATCATCTCCAGATAACGCTCTGCCAGGCGCGGGTCGATGCGCTCGGCAATCTCGGCCGGGCGCAGAAAGCCCGCACCAGGCTCGGGTTCATGCAGCGGTGCCTTGCGGATCATATCCCATTCACGGGCGTGGATCCCGTAGCGGCGAAAGAATGTCTGCATGCCGGCTGGTAGCTGGTCGAAACTGAGATGGACGCGCGCGCCGATCTCTGCCTGCGCGGCCAGGCCGAACGCATGCCGGCCGGCCTGGGTCCACGGCGTCAGGCCGGAGAAAGTCAGTACGCGGTCGGCCAGGTAACTCGCCCATTCGGGCCCCGAGATCGTGCCGACATAGCGCGCCTGGGCGTGGAACACATGCGCGGCGCTATCGAAGATCAGCCCGGAACGCACGGCCTCGCGGCGGTTGGATGGAAGCAAGGCGCTGATTGTCTGCTTCACAACCCCGCGCGGGCTCATGCCGGCAAACGCGCGGGTGATCTGCTGTGTCCCCACGTCTGAGATCGAGGAAATTGCCGCAGAACCCAGAACGCTCGCGGTGATGAGCGAGCGGAAGGCAGAAAGGCCGCTCGCCCATTTTCCATTGATGGGCGTCTCCAGCCCCCCGCGAATGGAGTTCCAAACGGCGTCGATGCGGTCTATGCGCCATTTGGCGTAGTCAAGCGCGGCGTCGGGCTTGGCGGGAATTCGCCCCGGCTTGCCGGCGGCCACGTCCTGCGCCTCTTTCTGGATCGCCTGTTTCATCCATTCGATGGAGCCGCCCGGATTGGGCCCGAGGATTTCCATGGAAGAGATATCCCGCGCCATCATGTTGATGTGGCTCATCATGGCGGCGAATGGATCGCCGCCGCCGCCATAGGCTTCCTGATATTCCAGCCAGCTGTCGGCATCGCGGAAGACGAGAAACCGGTGCTCTGCCCTCTGGTTGGCAAGCGCGCCGCGCCCGAAGGGCTGGCGCTTCGGCTCCACCTTGTTCCAGCCTTCGGTTGTGATGCTGTCGAAAATCTCGTCCAGTATCCCTTCAAGCTCTTTGCCGTCGATCGTCTTGCCGGTGAGGGGGTGTTTCATCCGGGCGACATCGAGCCGGCCGCGAATGTAGTCTTTCCAGGCCTCGCGTCCGGTTTTGCGCAAGGCACGCGCGTCGTGGTGCTGGGGCAGTCCCCAATTCTCAAGCTTGCCGATCGCGCCGCCGGCGGTGTTGAAGCGCTGGCGCAGCCATTCCGCCGTTTGTGTCCAGGATCTGGCAAGGCCCTTTGCTGCCTGGTCGCCGGTATCCTCGCCAAAAGCTTCGCGCACCAGGTTGCGAAGATCCGCCTTGTTCCAGCGCGAGCGGTCACCGCCGACAGCACCGCGACGGAAATGGTGCAGCAGTTCCTCCATGCGGGCATGTGCCATTCCGACGATGGCCCGCCGGCGGCCCTCGACCGATGAAAAGCCGGCCGTGCCGAAATGCTCCAGCATATCCAGCGCGCCGGCGGCAATGTCGCGTTTCCCCTTCGGCGTGACGTGGTTCGCAAGATCGTTCGCAATGCGCGCCGTGACCTTGGCTGCGATCTTCGCCTTGCGCCTCTTGTGCTCCGTGTCTGCGCGCAGCGCTTCGGCCAGGTCGGCCTTTGCCTGTTCATTTGCCGTTGCTGCGCCGCCGGCCTCCCGCCGCGACCGGTAGCGCTCGAATTCGTCTTTCAGGCGGCGCGCTTCATCCTTGCTGATGGCTCCGCCGTTCACGGCATTGTCAAGACACGCGTCGATCGTCATGGGGTGACCTTGCACAGTTCCACCAGCTCGGCGATTTCCGCCTGCCGGTCCAGTTCGTCCATGTAGGCGGAAAGCGGCACCATCTCGCCGGCGTCGTTCATCACCTCTGTGTCGCCATACTCAGCCCGGAATGCAGCCTCCTGCGGATCTTCCGGGAGCCTGGAAGGCATCGGGTCATCAAGGCCGTTCGCCTCGAGCGTTGCCGGCCGGTATTCCGATGCTGCCTTCAACTCGTCGTCGCTCCAGCCTGGAAGGACCTCACCCGATCGAACACCTGCATTGGGACCCGGTGCCCGCCAGAGCGAGACAGAGAACGTATCTTCGCGTCCACCCATCGCGTGTTTTAATTTTCGGAACGCCTTGATCTGGCGATTGGTGGGAAAGCCGAAGAAGTCCACTCCGCCTGTAAAACTCTCGGCAATGTGACTAACACGGAAAATCGCAAATTCTGCCGCGTTTCCTAGTGCTTCATCGTGCTGGTTTTCGTTTGCTCGAATGGCGTTGAAGAAGTCCTCATGGAAGGGGCGCTTGAGCTTCCATGTTTTGCCCTCGCGATCCAGAACGTATGCCCATTGCGGCTTGTCTTGCAGGATAACATCGCGAGGATCGATTTTTTCGGCGTTCTCTGACAAATAGGATGCGACGGCACGCTGAACTCTTGGTTTGTCCGTAACGGCAGGGACGGGTGCCAAGCGCTCTTCAATAACAAAGTTGCCCAACCTCCTGGCCATTTCCTCTACGTCGATTTCGCTTGGAGCCGCCTTCGGTTCCGGCTGTTCCATCACCGCGCGTTCGAACGCATCGGCCGGGTCGCCGCCGTCCCGTTCAGCGATCTCCACCGCCCGGGTTATGATCTTGTCATCTACGCCGGGGCCGGCCATTGCCTGCATCTCAGCAACACGAGCTTCCACCGCGCGGCGGTTAGCTGCAACAGTCTCGGCCGCCTGGCGTGCTGCGTCGCTCACTATTCCAGGCGGGAAGGCGGGTTTGCCGCCCAGTTCATCCTCGATCAGATTTAACAGATCGGCCGGCGTTGAGCGTGCCACAGCCTCTTCGGGCGTTCCATAGAGATGATCGAAATATCCGGCTTCGGCGACCGCCTCGCGGGCGTAATCCAAAGACTTGCCTCCTGGGCGCACAAGCCGTCCCTCAAAGCTGCGCGAAACACGTGTAGCGCCTATCTGTTCGAGTTCGGCTATATCCGGCTTCAGGCCTCCGGCGTCGATTAGATAGCTGACAAGGCTGCGGCCCTGCTCGCCGGCTGCCTCCTTCAACTGCCGGATGGCGGTTGCATCATCGATAGCAATCAACTGATCGGCAATGCGCGCCGTCTGCTCGGCATCTGGTATGAAACCGGGGAAATCACCATCTTCCGCCAGGCGGGTGGCTCGCGCTGCATTCTGGTCATGCGCCGTGCGGGAGACCGATGCCGGTCGCGTAGCATCCAAATGGTCAAGCTGGTCGGCCTGGTCGAGCGCCCCGCGCACTTCTGCCGGCAATGCTTCGCGGATCTCGGGCAGGATCCGGCGGGCGGCATCCACGTCACCGGAAAGGGCGGCGCGAGCATCGGGGCTTACATCGTTTCGCGCTGCGGCCAGTTCGGCCGCCGCATCCAGCTCGACACCGCGAAACGCACGCGCGCCCTCGGCGATAGCGCCGCCGGCCAGGCCGAAGGCCCCGCCGAGTGCTGTGGCAAATGCGACATTGCTCATGGCTTCATTCAGGCCATGCGGAAGGCCTGCTTCCTCGCGCCAGGCCTGCACCGTCGGCTGAAACAGGGCCTCCGTTGCGCCGTTCACCAGCGCTTCCTTCGAGGCTATGGAAAGGATTCGCGCGGCGATACTGCGGCCAGTGCCAGGACCAGCACCGGCAAAAAGCGTCATCACCTGCAAAGGGTCGCGCATGGCACCGGCCATGCCGCCCGCAAGCAATGCCCCCCATTTTCCGATGCCGTCGCGTGCCGTGATCGCCGACAGCAAATCACCCTCGGCCTTCTGAGCCAGGCGCTTGGCATCGTCTTCCACGCTGATTTCAGAGCCGATCAGGGCGGCCTTGTCAGGGTGTTGTGCCGCGATTTCTGCCAGCCGATCGGAAAACCTTTTCTGCTCCTGGTCGAGCAGTATCTGATATGGATCGCGGCCTTGCTCTCCAGGCCCGCCGAAAAGCTTGGATTTGCGAATGGGGCTGACTTCGTTCATATCCTTCTGGCGCGTGAAACGGCTTTCAGCCGTGCGCAACGGGTTTTCCAGAACGATGCCGGTTTCGGCCTTTACGCGGGCAATGCGATCTTCATAGGCCCGGTCGAGCGAAGTCTGTGCTGCATTGAAGTTGTCGACATAGAGCGCCGAGCGCCAGGCCGCTTCGCCGATCTCGAAAAGCGTCGATCCGCCGCGCCGCGCAAAAGTGGCCGTGGGGTTCGCCTGTGGCGTCTCATAGACGAAGCTCATCGGAAATACCCGAAGAAACCGGATCCGAGTTCGCCCTGGTCGCGTACGAGCTGCTCCATGTCGAGGATGAAATATCCGCCCGTGCCGAGCTCAGCAGGTGCAGGGACGTATTGCGGATCTCCCGTAGCCGGATCCTGCAACGCAACCCGATAGCGCCCGGGCGCGACCATCTCGAGGTAACCATTGCGGATATCGCGCGCCGAAATGCGATGGTCGCCCCCGGCGATTGCCATCTGGTTGGCCAATTGCCCGTCCGTGAGCTTGGAAAGCCTGGTGTCGAGATCCGCGGCGGGCATGTCGGGCGGCGCAACGGTCTGCCGGCCATTGACCATTGTCAGCCCGCCGAACTTCTGACCGTCGCGCATTGTAGCGCCCAGGGCGGCGTCTATCGCTTCGGTCAAGAGCTCATGTGCCGGGTCGAGCGGGTCAGCGGCGTTGGCCGGATCCACGCCACGCGCCAGGGCGCGCTTCTCGAATATCAGAGCTGCTGTCTCGCGGGCGGCCGCGGCCGTGCGGGGGAGGCCAGCAAGGGCCGCGCCCGTGGCGGCCGCAAACACCTGGCTCATTTTGCCCTGGGAGGGCAGGGCGGATTTGTAACCCTCCTGGCGGCGGGTATCGAGCATGGTCGCCACCTCGGTGGCAACGCTCTCGTTCCCTGTGGCGGCAATCAGCCCGGCCATGTGCGCGAGCACCGGCGCGGACTGGCTGACCTCCCGCATGGCATCGGGCATGGCATTGCCCAGACCGGCCTCGAGGCCCGAGAGCAAGCTTGGCATTGCCAGCGGGTTTTCCTCGAACTGCCGCTTGATCGCGTCCGCTTCGTTCGCCGTGAAGTACCGTGGCTGGATCCCGTAGTGCTCGGCCACGGCCTGGGCATCGTTTGCGCGCTCGGAAAGGCTGGCGGTCAGTCTCTGGCTGTCGGAGAAATCGAGCGGGGCAACGTCAGTAACGCCGGCCCGTGCCGCCCATGTCAGCGGATCGTCGCGCAATCCGGCCTTCATGGCCTTGTGCAGGCCTTCCATGACATCGAGCGTGTCCAGGGTCGCCTCGGTAGCGCCCTCCTGCTGCATACGCCGTTGCAGCTGCACCATCTGCTGTTCGATTGCTTCCGGCCGTGCCGCCAGGTGCGCCGATTGCCAGCTGGCGAGCTGGTCGAAAAAATCGGCTCGAGCGGCCAGTTGTTCGTCGCCGGTTTCGGCAACGGCCTTGCGCAGGGTGGAGCGTTGCGCTTCCGTGACGGGCAGGCCCTTTTTCAGGATGCGCGTCTGTTCGTTGAAGGCATTGCCGATGGCCGTCGCCTGTTTGCTGGCAGCCGTTGCATCCTGCTGCACCCGCCTGGCCAGTTCGGAATTTACCTTGTGAAACGCGTCAGCATCGAGGTTCTGAGCCAGCCCCTCGCCGTTTTGCCACTCGGTTTGTACCTGTTCGGCGTAGGCTGCGCGTTCCGCCGGCGTTGCCAGCCCGTCAAATCCAGACAGTATTCGCGCCGCATAAACGTCATTGGCTGTGGCACGCTTCAGCCGCTCCCGGGCGAGCGGTGTCATGCCTGGCGCGTTGTCGATCGTCTGATTGAGGCCTGCGAGCTCCTGCGTCAGCGCCTGGTCGGCTTGTTTGTCGGTTCCGGCCTTGGCAGCCAGGCGCAGAATATTCGTGGTCTGCGTATCGATGAGGCCTTCAGAACTGGCCTTCAGCTCCTCGTCCAGGTTGCTCCGGGCCTTCTGCATCGCCTGGCGCTGTAGCGAAAGGCTGGTGGCGTCAAAGCTCGCCAGCATCTTCGCCCGGAGGATCGGCGGAAGGCCTTCAGTAAAGCCAGCCCGGAGAGGATCCAGGGCGGCCTGCATTTCTGCCGGCTTTCCCTCGTGCTCAAGTGCAATGGCGTCCATCTGGGCGCGCATCGAGCTTTCCAGCCGGTTCGCGTAAACAGCGGTTGCGGCCTCGTTGTAAGCGTCTCCGACCAGCGTTCCCGGCTGTGCTCGAGGCAATGCCCCGCGCGCGCCGGTGAGGCTGACGCTGACCTTGCCCGGTTGCGCGGCGACAGGGCCGCCTGCCTTCGCCAGCCACAACCCGGCGAATTCGCCGGCCGTCATATTGGCGCGGCCACCATTAAGGCGAACGGCATCTGAGCCGACAATGTCGGCAGCGCGTGCGTTTGGATTTGCGAGAAGTTTCCCGGCGCCGCCAGCACCCTGCTGGTGTGCCAGATAAAGCTCAGCGGCAGTTGGTTTCCGGCCCAGCACCTTCTGCAGGTGGGCTGCGTTGTCACGCGCTAGCCGTGCAGCAGCGTCCGCTGCCTGTGCGGGGTCGTAGCGGTTGGCCAGTCCGTATTGCGCGGCCGTGCTGTCGACAAACTGGAAAAGGCCGCCGGCGCTGGACGATGGGTTTTTCGCGTTGGGATTGAACGAGCTCTCCAGCTCGGCCATTTTCATCAATGCGGCAGGATCGACGCCGTGGCGTTGGGCGGCGGCTACGATCACGTCGCGAATACCTGCCGGCGCGTTGACCTGACCGCGACTTGGCCGCTTGCCGGGCGTTCCTGGCTGGAATGCGAAATCCACACCTGGCATGGAAACATTGGCAGCATCGGCCGCGCCCTTTTCACGGGCTGCGGTCACCGCGCGATCGCGTGCGATCTTTCCCAGGCGGCCGGCCAGCTGGGAAGACGCAGCGGCAACCGATGCCAGCGCCTGCGCTGCACCCGTGTCGTTGTCAACCGCGAGGGCTGGCAGGCGAGGGGCCTTTGCCGTGAATTCCGGTATCTTCGCCATCAACTTCCCTCTCAGGACAGGCTGCCGAGCTGCGAGCGGTCGATCACGTCATTGGCAAGGGTCTGCCCTGCACCGACGACACTCGAGAACAGTTGCGCCCGGCCACGCGCCCTGACATTGGCGGCCTGGCGGCGGCGTGCGAGCGAGCGCTGCAGGCGCTGATTGGAATTGATCGAAAGTTCTTTCTCCGCGTCATCGACCGCCTGGCGTCTGGCGGTCTGTGCGGACACGGAGGAAAGATCCACGCCGCCGGCGGCGAATGCCACTGTCTGATCCGACACGGTGCGCATGAGTTCTTCTTTCAGGGCCGTGCTCGTTTCCTTTCCCTGGATGAATTCCTCGCGATCCTGAAACTTGATCTCCTCCGCTTCGGCTTTCGCCGCGTTGTTGGCCGCGACGCCCGAGCCGATGCCGGCCACCACGGAAAGGAGGGAGGCACCCGTCTGGAGCGCCCCGATACCGGTGATGCCGGCCCCGGCAGCGGCAGCGCCGCCGGCGGCTGAGCCCCCGCCGAGCAATCCCGCAAAAAGTCCGCCGATGAGTTCCATCTAACCCGCTATGTCCTTTTGCACCGACCGAACCGTGAGGCGGCCCGGAAAAAGCTGTGTGATCCTCGAGCGGCCATGACGCGAAAAACCGTGCATGCCTTCAACCTCGATCCGGGCAGTGACTGGCCGCGCAATCGGGCCTTCATCCATGATCGTGTCGGCATTGCTCCGCAAAGGAACGTTGAAGGCAGGAGCATCGTTGACCGCAATGGCGAGCGATGTTGTTTCGTAGAGGGAAACCACCAAGCGGCTGACGCGCTTCAACCGGGCTTCGCGCCGGCCGGTTTCGGTTTCAAGCATGACGTCCATATCGTCTGCGACAGGTGGCCGCCATGTTCCCACGATGATGGTGCCGGCGACTGGGTCTTGCAGGGTCGCTTCGCCGGCCGTGACTTCAAACGGCCCATGAAGATTGTCGCCCTCCTGGATCCAGATGCTGCGCCCGGAATAACGATCCAGACCGGATAGGCTGTTGGTCGGCGCGCCAAGCACGATCTGTTCCGCCTCATCGAGAAATAAAACCGGGTCGTGTTCTTCGAGGCGAATGCTATCCTGTCCGGCCGATGTTCGCCGGCAGAGCATCCAGATACTGCGGTCGGTGTCGGACATGACCGACAGGAATTTTCCATCGGTCTCCCACGGCGCAAAGCCGGAAACTTCCTGCGTCCTCATCACGGTGAGGCTGGTAAGCGTGCCGTCTTCCATGGGCATCAGCATCATGTCGGCATCGACCTTGCCGTAGGCGCGCCGGCGGGCAAGGTCTGTGGGCTGCTTGATCAGATGCGCGGAAAGGACGGAGGCATTCTCACCGACAAAGTTCTGCTCGAGCTCCGTGTATGATAGGAGGCGCAATGTATCGCCCCCTTCCTGGACATAGAAAATGCCGTTGTCTGACGATGTGGTCGGCAAACCAGGTGCAATGCCCGGAGCATCCGAGAAACCGAATTCAGGAACCTCCGTCGCCGACAGCACCAGGTTCTTGAGATAGGCGATTTTCTCGGAACCGAAGAACAGGAGCGTGCGCCCGTTCACGATATCCCGCATCACGTTGGCCTCGCCGGCCTCGATCTCGTAGACCAGGGCCGCCCGCGATGCATCCAGCTCGGTGTCGATGTTGAATGGCTCGCCCGTCACCGACGCCATGAAATGATTGGGGCGGCTTTTGAAGCCGGTCATGACCAGCCGTTGCTGAACAATGCGGCCCACGGCTGGCCAGCCGCGTTCCTCGCTCATGATCGGTTCACCGCCAGGTCGGCCCTTGGTGACAGTCTTCACCCGGAAATAGGCTTTGTTGTCGAGAGGGCTGGCACCCATCTGCAACCAGTCGCGATTGGCGTTTCCTTCGCCCGTGAATTGGATCTTGTAGCGTTCTGGGTTGCTCCCCCCGGTTGTCAGGTTCGTCACCGTCAGGCCGGGCGCTACACCTGGAAGATCCTCGAGGGCGGCTTTGATCAGGAGGGCGTTTGCAGGACCATCGTCGCTAACCGTGATTGAGGTCGTGGTGTTGCCTTCCAGGGTCAGGTCGAATGAACCGCCATCAATCAGATCGTAGGCGGAAACTTCCTGCACCTCGGTAACGCCATTGGTGTAGACCCCGCCAAAATCGACAAGCGGGACATTCTCGAACAGGATATTCGAGCAGCTCCATTCTGTGCTGCTCCCCATCCTGAAGATGCGCTGCGGGGCCATCTCCTGGTGAAACGCCAGGATGCTGTCAAAACGCGGCTCCATCTGCACCTGGTGCAGAATATCTTCACCGGCAGGATAGGGGATGGCCGTCTGCCAAACACCCGCGACGAAAACGTCAATGTTCCGATCGGTGAACACGAGTTGGTGACGCTGCCCCTGCTCGGGCGTAAAGCGGCGGACCAGGCCGAGCGAGAGCGCAGCACCTTCCGCGCGGAACGCCGCATGTGTGAAGGTGATTGCACCTGCCGCGTCGCCCGTTGCATCGACGCAGACACGAAACATCTGGGCAGCATGCCCGGAGTGACCAGGCGCACCGGATGCAAAGCGCCGCGTCTCCGCTTCAATGGTGAGTTTGAGCGCATTGCCGAAAGGCTGCCAGACTGCGCCGTCCCACCATTCAGCAATCAGGGCAGCGTCGGCCCCGCTCGTTTCAGCATGGACGCCGCCGATATCGATGAAATGCACGGTCTCTGCCGCACCAAGATCGACCTCGAAGAGAACGAAGCGCGCGCCGGCGGCTGCACTGGTGGTGATTTCGGTGTCGGGGTTCAGAAGGTCCGCCGCGGTGCCCCCATTGGGCAGCGTGCACATTCCTTCCGATAGAGCGATGTCTTCGAGCTGACGCCGGGCCCCTGCGCGATCCCATGTGCCGCCACGGTCGGAATACCCACCCTGCGGCAGAATGATGATGTTTTCCGCACCGGAAAGTGCGCTCTGCAAGAACTTTGTATCGCGCCGCTCCTGGGTGAGCGGATCGAGCACGCCATAGGTATGTGCAGCCTGAACCGTGGTCAGCTTGGTCATGCGCTCACCATCCGAACCGCGCGTCGTCGGGCTCGTCCCAGGCGTCGCGAACATCGGTCAACGGGTTGGCCCCGCCGGCGGGCTGCTGGCTCGGCATGGCCTGGGCGTCCAGGTCACTTGCGACCTTGAACTGGCCGCCTTCGCCCTGATAGTCCGGCGGGCCGTAGGCGTCGCGGCGCAGCTCGCGGCGCAGCATGGCATCCTCGCGGATCTCCAACGCATATTCGGCGGCGCAGCACAGCACGATCAGCTCGCGGAAATAGCCAGGCCAATGGGCCGGATCCGGTTTGATCTGGTATTCGGCATAGCACTGCGATGTCATGGTCCAGACCTGAGTTTCGGCGATCTGGAACCGAAGCAAGGGGCGGTCGCTGCTGGGGCTGTCATAATAGCCGCGCGGAAGGGCGAGACGGCCAGGCGGCAGGGAAAAGGCATGGCTCCATCCAAGGGGAGGGGCCTGGGTAAGATGATCGAGGGCGGCAAACCGTTTGGTGAAATGCCAGGGATATTTCGACAGCACGTCCTCGAGGACTGCATTGTAGGTCGCCACAACGCCGTCCCCTGCCGGTCCCGGGCTGGCAACAGACTGGATCGGAAGGCAGCCAATCCTTGAGAGAGCGCGGTTGATGATGGTTGCGGCGTCCATGAGGCTCCCCGGCATTGGCCGCCAGGCTTGACGACTGGCGGCCTTTGAACGTCTGGCGTTATGCGGCTGCGGTCGCCGTGGAGAGCGCCACCGTCACGGCAGAACCCGTGTTGGCGCTTACGATGTACTCATAGAGCGCCGGCGTTCCGTCGAGATCGGCACGGATCTTGATCGTGTCGCCGATGCTCATTTCTCCGGCAAGCGCGTTGAAATGCCCTGCCGTCTCGATTGCCGCCTTGTCGTCGGTGGTCGCATAGTCCCAGGCGGACAGCTGCTTGACGTTGGCGCCGGTGCCGTAGGAGACGCCGGCGCCGTAGCGGCGGATGGTCCCATTCTGAAAGGGTCGCATGTGTCAGTCCTCAATTGCGAAAAGGGGCGGCCGGTTGCCCGGCCGCCGGTTCATCAGGCGGTCGGCAGAACGATGGCGGACGGGTCGTATTTCGCCCTGAGCTGCACCGCACCTTCCGGCAGAAGAAGCTTGGAGCCGATGCGCATGCGCATGTTGTGCGTCCAGCAATCCTTGCGGTTGTCCCACTGAACCGAGCCGGTGAGCTGGCGCACATAGCCGAAGCCGATCGCAGAGCGGTGCCACATCTGGCAATTGACCTGTGCTGCGGCATCGCCGACGCGCAAGGTTTTGTCCGACAGCGCGAAGATGTGGATGCCGTTCCAGCTCTTTGCCAGATTGCCCTTGATGAAAGGCAGGTCCGGGCCGACATAATCGGCATTGGCAATGCGTTTGTCGCCGATCAGCATGGCCCAGCTCACGCTGTCCACACCGCAGAACACTTCACCGTCCTGCACCTCGACATCGTTGCCCATCAGCACCTGCTTGCCCTGCACCAGCGTGGTCGCGGACATGAGGTCGGCATAGGCTCCGACATACTGGGTGGAAGCCTTGAGTGCCCGGATGATCGTCTTGTCATGCACGCGGCCGAGCGCCTTGGCCGAACGCATGGCGACGGCCTGTTGGCGGGCGACGGTCATCTGGTCAAGATCGTCCTCGTAGACCTCCTCGAAGGCACGGGACTTCTTGGTATCCACCGGAACCGTGGTGTCGTTCGGGTTTGCGGGCTTGGCCTCGTCGCCGCGCTGCACGTCTTCCTCGGCTTCGACCTGGCCGAAGATCGGGAAGTGCATTTTCTCGCCGGTGATCTTTTCCGGCGGCGTGGTGGTGTTGCGCAGCGCGAAGCCGCCGGACTGGTAAACATGCAGGGCCTGAGCGCGCCACTGCTGGACGTAATGATTGGGAGCGTTCTGAGACATCGTAATCCCCAAAGAAACGAATAATCGGGTTTCCGGGGCCGATTGCCGGGCGAGCCCTAGGGCCTGTCTCCTTTGCAAGAGCCGGTTGCCTGTGCCGGCCGGGTCCATCCACCGTTGACGCAAGAGCCTATGTGCGCGCGCGCGCTGTCACGTTTCCTGCGTGCTCAAAAAAAAGCCCGGCCATCCGGGCCGGGCTGGAGCACCGCAGGCAGCGGGCGTTCAGTCGCCGAACAGACGACGCGCAATCTCGCGGGTCTCATTCGCGAAGTTCTCATCGAACTTATCGCCGAACGCATTGTTTCGAGGATCCGCGATGCGGGCTTCGTAGTCCTGTTTGGTGACTGCGCGTTCGGCACCGCCCCCGCCTGGATGCACGGAAGGGTTCACGCCGCGGTTCATCAGCTTTTCGATCACCTTCACGCCGGCAAGCGATGTGGTGAGAAGGCGCATTTCGTTCTTCATGTCCTGGTCGAAGCCATGCGCTTCCGCATCCAGCTGCTTGATCCAGTTTTCAGCGGCCGTCAGCCTTTCGCCGCCCTTCGCCTGTTTCTCCTCCGCGCTTCCCTTGAAGCCCTCCGGGGCGAGACTTTCGAGCATGCCGGCGGTATCGAACGGGGCTTCGAGAAGGCCTTTTTCCGCCATTGCTTCCATGAATTTCGGCACGGCAGCCATCTGTGCGTCAGTGAAACCATGTTCATGTGCGATGTTCTTGAAGATACCCAGGGCCTGGTCGTCATCGGCTACGCCGCCCAGAGCTTTGGTTTTCTCGCCCCATTCGAAAGGCTGGTAGCCGTCCGCATTCTCCGGCACTGCGCCGGTCTTCTTCGCCTGGGCATCGCGGAACCCCTTGTTCTCGCGTATCAGGCGATCAATCGTTTCCTCGTTGGTCTGCCCGACGAGATGATCGGCAATACCCTCCGGCTTGTAGATGCCTGGCATCTGGCCGTCTGCACCGCCGATAGGTTCGGTGCGGCCGCCTTGCGTGGGATCGGCGGCAGGTGGAGCGCCTGCGTTGGCCGGGTCGTCGGCGGCGGCGATCTGGGGAGTTGGTTCCACTCCGTGGCTGGGTTCGTTGCTCATGCGTCCTGTCCTCGGTCGGCCGGTACGGGTGTCGCCTGGGCCATGGCCGAGAGAATGGCCCGGACGAATTGGCATTGTGCGTAATGCATCAACAGCAATGGCTCGATCTGCTCGCGGCTCAGCATGGCGTCGAGCGGGAAGGGCTCGGCGCGCAGCGTTTCGTCAAGCATGTACTCGAGGGTCGCGCGGCCCGCCGTGGTCGAAAAACAATCGCGGAACTGGTTTGCCTGCTGTTGCGCGCGCTTGGACTGTTCGGCGCGCTGTTTCAGCATGGCAGCGCCATCACTTTCGATGTCGCCCCAGCCGCCGCTTCCGCCGAGCATGGAGCCAAGCGCTTCTATCAAAGCTTCGGCGCTCGGTTCCAACCCGTCGATTTCGCGCAGTTCTTCATCGGCATCGACGCCGTGCTTATCTGGTTGCTGTTCTGTCATGGTCCTGTCCTTCTTCGTTTTCGTCCCTGCCCGGACGGATCAAGCCTGCACCAGGTCCCCCGGTGCAGGAGCGCCGGCAGGCGATTGCTTCGCCTGCTGCGCCTGCATCTGCGCATTTGCGATCAGCTGGGCGACCAGCTTTTGAATTGATTTCTTTTCGGCTTCCGACCGAACGAATTTTTCAGGAACCCCGAGCTTCCGGCCGATATCGGAGAAGATGTCTTCCACCTTCGCCGTGAGCATGAGCATTTCCATACCGCCGATCGACATGACGATTTGCAGCCACTCCACCAGGTTGGAAACGTCCTGCGCCTGTTGCAGGCGCGCGATGGGCGAGACGACTTCGACCTTGAACAGCAACTGGTCGATATTGATGTTCGCCTTGATGAGGTTGCGGCTCCACAGGATATCGATAATGCGCTGGATCAATGGCCGGATGATTTCGAGAACCAGGCGCGAATAGGCACCCGACAGGTCGGCGGAAAGGCGCTTCATGCGCTCGACGATTTCCGTGGCCGAGCGCACCGCGCCGCTATCAGGCGGCAAGGTATCGTCCAGCATGACGCTTTTCACGGCATCGCGCAGTTCGTTGAGGATCAGGTTGGAGATGTCGAAGCGGCCAGGAACCTCAAGCCGCTGGACGCTGGCCCCCATCGTGCCGCCGGTAGCGCCGACCGCCCACATTGCGCCCGGGCGCATCTTCGCTGTTTTCGGATTGAACACCCGGTCGTTCTTGTGGATCCACAGGCCAAGAATGGCGAAGGCCGCCGCCTTGATCGTCAGTTCCACAACCTTGTTGAGCGTTTTGGCTGTGGGCAATCCGATCAGGCCGGGGCCGGTACCCATGGCGCGCCCGGGCACCTTGTAGAAGCGCGGCGTTAGCCAGGGGCATGTGCGCTCGGTCGTGTGGTAAAGCGCACCTTCGTCCATCTTGTCGGGGCAATATGCGAGGAATTGCCACTGGCCGGTTTCCTCGTTGAACTCGGAGGCTTGGACAATGGTGACCGAAGTGTCGGGCTCTTGCTCCGCCAGGTCCTTCAAACGCTTGGACAGGTTGGTGCGATCCTTGGGCCACAGATGCGGAATGTCCCCGGCGCTGTACGCCCGCTTCCAATAGATGCCGTTGACGACACCCGCGCCATTCTCGCGCAGAGCGATCTCGCCAACCGGCACGGTGACGAAACGGCAGACTTCCCGTTCATGCGGAAGAATGAGCATCGCGCCGGTGCCGCCGAACAGATCGAGGTACATTTCCCCGGATGCGACAGAGAACTGTGCGCCCTCGAGGACGGCGGTCACCTTCTTGGTGATGGTTTCAAGGTCCTGCTCGATCGCCTTCTTTTCGTCGCCCTCGATCTCGAGATATGGCCCAACCTTGAGCTCGAAGAAACGCTGAAACGCCGGCGTTACATCCTGCTGCATCCGACCGGCGAAGCGATAGGCTGCCTTGGTGGCAGTGGCATCGAATATCTTTTCGTTGCGTGCGGCGCGCGAGGCGGTGGACGTACCGGCCGGTGCCCGGTTCGGCAGCACATATTCATAGAGCTGGTCGAGCTGCGCCTTGTCTTCGCGGCAATGCTCATAGGCCTTGTCGCATGCCTTGTTCGTACGCTTGAGCTGGCTTTCTGTCGGCGCCGTGTTTTTCTCTGCCATCAGCCGCCCAGCGTGCCCTTCTTGCTCTGGTCGCGGTATGCGAGCGATTTGCGAAGGCTTGCCGCTCTGGCTGCGAGCGCAACTTTCTGGTCGGCTTCCACGTCTGCGCGGTTCGCTTCAACGTAGCGGTCGCGCTGCATGGCCTTCTCCGCCTCGGTCGGGCCCTGGACGCGGCCACCAAATAGACTTCCCATCGGTTGGACACCCTTCTGTGAGTTCGCGAACAGCCTATGGCCGCGCGGCCGCTGTCACGTTTCCGCGTCCAGGGCAGGGCGTATCCAGGTGCGGATGGTTGTTCCCGGCAGATGTTCTTCCATGGGTACGAAGCCGACGAGCTCCGCCATCTTCCGGGAAGGCGCGTTCCTGTCATCGATCCGCGCCAGCAGAATATGGTCTGGGCACACCGTCGCCCCGTGCATGAGGCAGAGCCGCATCATCGATTTGAACCTTGGCGCGCGGCTGAACCCGGGGGCAAAGAACATCCAGAGCTCGAGCACGCCGGCGGTGTAAGGCACAACGCCGACGATGAGCTGCGGCGCGCCGTCCAGACAGAGTGTCCAGGCTGGATGCGACCGCACCTGCGTCACAATCCCTTTCCAGAGCTTGCGCGGCTGAAACCGAACGATTGCCGGGATGTCGGGCAGGCGGGCAGGGCGGAATTCGATCATGTGTCCCATACGTCGAAATCCGTTTCCGGTGTCGTGGTCCCGCCGAAATCGTCATCGTCGGGCAAGCCGGTAACGCTGTCGCCGCGACCGCCCATCAGCTCGCCGCGCTTCACGCCCTCGATCCCCACCAGATCGATCGCGCCGTATTGGAGCGCGTCATGCGGATTGGAGAATTCGTTTTTCTCAGGGATCGGATCCGTGGAGTTGTCCCCCATGCCGCGCCGCTTGCGGTAGCGGTAGTGCGAATTGAAGCCTTTGCGGATCATCTTCGCCCTGGTCGAAACCAGGAGCGCTGGCCGGCGACCGTCGATGCGATAGCGCAGGAGCTGACGCACGGCGTCATGGCGAATGTTCAGTTCGTTGGTCTCGCACGGCAGAATGACGATGCCCATGGCGTTGGCGACGGTTTCGAACATAGCGAGATCGCCGGTTTCCTTGTCGCCGCCGAAAAAGCCGGCCATGTCGCCCGTGGCGCGCTCGATGCGATATCCGCGATACCGCGCGCCCAACATCATCTTGCAACCCCGGCCGAAGCCGGTAGGGCCGATCCTCCCAGGGCAATATTCGTCGAGGACCCGCAACTGCCCGTCCGGCATCCACTGCAACACCAGCATGGCCGGGCCGGTCACGCCCTGGTCGAAGCACAACCGGATCGGCAGGCCTGGAACAGGCTCCAGCTCCTTGTGTGCGCAATGCACCGTGTCGTCATATTCGGGATAGACCGGCTCGCCATTGCGCGATGGTGACCAGTCGCCATCCACCATAGCCTTCACCCACCAGGGGCGATGCTTGTTCGTCGCCGCCATCTTCTCGTAGGTCTCGCGGCTGATGGCGGCGCGGTTCTCGCCTCCGGCTGAGCGGCCGGACGGCTGGTGAAACATCTTGTGCCCCTCCGGTCGTTCATCCTCGAAAATGCCATAGGTCCAGTTGTCGGTGTCGGGTGGGTTCAAGTCACCGGTCACACAGGTGTAGTACTCGGTCCCTTCATCGAAGAAGCGCTTCGGCGGGAAGCGCTGTTGCAGAGCGCGGCCGATCAGATAGGTGAGCACGTCGCCGGATTGCTGGTCGGCCTCACCCATGTTGGCGCTGGTGAACTCGATTCCGCGCAGGGCAGCGTCCACGTCCTGATCCTGGATCGCCTGAAACACGATCTCGAAATGAAGGTTGCTACCCCCGCCCGTATCGAACACCAGCGTGTGCGTGGCCTTCCGGTTCTCGCCGCCCGTCCAGTGCCCCACGTCTGGCCCGAACCATTGCCACCAGCTTTTGATGGTAGTGCCCCAGAGGTTCGCATAGGTATCGCGCACCTCGATGTGCCGATAGAGCCGATGCCCGGCATATTGGCCCCTGGTGCAGACAGGCATGTTCATGGCCAGGGCGAGCTTGTCGAAGAAGTTCACATTGGTCTTGCCCGAGCCGATCGGCCCCTTGATGAACCGCACCCAATGCTCGCGGTCGTTCATGAACTCGGCAGCCACCGGCCCGGGCGGCTGGTAGGTGCGGATATCGAGCTTGTCGAGCTGCGCCCTGCGATAGAGCTCGAGGACTTCGGCGGGGGCGGTCATGTCCGCGCCCTCCATCCTGGGCAGCGGAAAGATGGGGAAACCTCATATCCCTCGGATTGCGAACCGCAGACATGGCAGCAACCATCATCCCAATTGGCGCAGGTGTTGGCGGTTCGGCTGCTCGCCGCTGCCCCCACCCCCCGGCCCCGGGGCGCCGAGTTCAAGTTTTCCGTTTTCCCGCCACCGGCCCGGTTTGATCCGAAGCCCGAAAACCGCACGGGCTTCACCCTCTCGAGGGTGGCGGCCCGGCTTCGGGAATGCCCCCGGCCTGCGCCGGCCATGGAATGAGGCGGCCCCCCATCGGACGGATTGCGGCCCAGGCGCGGCGCGGCCAGGGCGGCGGGCGCGCTGACCTGCTGATTTTCAATCATGGTCTCGGAAGGGGATTTCTGCTGTGTTTCCAATTACTTGCCCTCTTTGTGAGGCGCGGCATCGTGAGGCGTTGCCTCGTCGTCGTCGCTAAGTGATTGAATTTGCTCGCCCTCTATGAGGCGCATCGGCAGGCCTTCGCCGCCGCCGCCAGGGCCGGTGTTGCCCATCTGGATGACCAGCATTCCGGCCGTCGCGCCCTGCACCTGGACGGCGGTCGGCAGTTTCTGGTGCACGTAAGGGGCAAGGTCCGACATGACCTTGCGGTGATACTCTGCCGCCTCGATCTTCTTGCAGCCCAGCGTGCGCGCGATGACATCGATCGGCGTCGCCACGATCTCGGCCATGGCAAGCAGCGGGTCGCGGCCTGTCGCCTGGATCAGCTTCGCCAGGTCGCGCGTGGTCTTGTTGCGCGCGCCCTTGGGCCGTCCCGGCCCGGTGCTGACCGTGCGCCCGTCCGTCAGGCGCAACGCGCCGAACACGCTCTGCCCGGCGAACAGCTCGTTCTGGATCGGCGCGCCTTCGCGCTCGGCATCGATTTTTTCCGAGAGCCCGCGCGCGCTCTCAGACAGTCCCAAAGCGGCGTCCAAGCCGCGATCCTTGTCGCCGGCCATTATCTGCCCCCTTTTTTATCGCTGGAACGCTGGAACACGGCGCGTTCCACCGCCATGTTCCAGCCAACCCATTCATTTCCCTTATGAATTCCATGGTTGGAACGTTGGAACACTGGAACATGCGTTTCCTCATACGCGCGCGCGCGCGAGGCTATATATGCGGTTCCAGCGTTCCAGCGTTCCATGCGGCTAATTTCCCTGTCTTTTCAGTGTATTAAGCTGGAACCGGCATTGCCCTGCCTTGTGTTCCAGCGTTCCACCCGGCCCCAGATCAGGCCTGAAACACCCGTGGTTTCTTCCTTGCTGATCATGGGTGAGGGTGAGGGCTGTCACGTTTCCCGCGCGGTTTTTCGCTGCCAGGGGGCGCGGGGCGCGGGTCGTGAACGTGGTCAAGCGGAAGCACCGACGCGCCAAAGGCGCGCCGGTGTGGTCTATACTGCGTAGAATGTGATGGGGCATCATGACCGCGCCTCCTCATCGGTCACGATGATGTCTTTCAGCGCGAATGCGGTGCCGCGCTTCTTCTCGCCGTGGATCCGCGCCGAAGCGTCGCGCCAGATCTCATCCGGTGCCATGCGCAATGCGCCTGACCAGACGCCGGCGGCCAGTTCGCCTGCCCATTTCGAGCCCTGGAACAGCTGGTGCAGCAAAGGGTGCTGGTTGGGCACCAGTAGCTCGAAGTTCGGGCATTCCTTGGTTGGTTTGAGGAGCGTCAGCCCGGTTTGCTCGAGGAGCTTGCGCGCGGTTTCGTATTTCAGCGCCTCGGGGTCGCTGATATCGCCCTCGAAAAAGTCGGTCAGCACTTCGCCAACCGTGTGCCTGGTGCCGCCGCGCCAGGCCTCGATGCGCTGGCTCATGATGTGAGACAGACAAAGCCGCCAGTTTGCCGATGCATCGTCATACTCGGCAAGGCGGCTCACCTCGAGGTCGTCGCGCCAGGCGTTGAAGTTTTCGGCATTCGGGCCGATCTCCAGGCCAAGGGCTTCGGCGTCATGGTCAATCACCAGGTCGGCCGCCGCCATCAACGTGCCGAATGTGTCCTGTCCCCGGCCGTCATGGCCGCAATCGGCCAGGAATTCGCGCCAGGCGGTGAACGTGGCGTCCCATCGGTGCCAGTTGTCGATAAGCCTGCGCTGCATCTGCCGGCCGAGCTCCACCAGCTCATGCTCGGGAATGACCGGCCGCACCGCACCTTCCTTGTGCGGTTTGAGGCGCAGGAGCGCAGAACGGGAAAGGTCCTGCGGGTCCATCGGCGGCGTATTGATCATCGAGAACAGGTAGGAGGATCGACCGAAAAACTTGGTGCCGCGGTGGTTGTCGCCACCGCGGTGCATCGGCGCGCCCGAGCACGACAGACGTGCAAGTTCGATCACCGCCTTTTGCTTGCGGGTGTCGTTCTTCGCCTCGAATTCGTCGATAGCCACCGGCAGGCAGTCGAATTTCAGTTCCTGGTAGATGCCGGCGGCCGTGGTGTCGCCGGTCTGCACCAGGCCCGAACCGAACAAGCCTTTCAGATCCGCATGGATCGAGCTTTTACCGGATCCCTTATCGCCCTGGATAAAGCATTCCGGCCGCCAGCCCAGCGCACCGCCAAGGCGGGCGGAGGCAATCCAGCCGATGAGCAGGATAGGATCGAGCCGTGGCCGGCTCCAGTTCCAGCATTGCAGATGCGGCAGGAGTTGGAGGGCGGGGCCTTTTTTGCCCGCCATGGGTTCGGGCCAAGGCGTTTCGATCGGCGGCCTGGTCGGATAAATCATCCCCTCGAGCTCGCCCAGCGGTTCTTCCTTGAGGCCGGTGCCATGCTGCACCAACAGGCGATCACCGCAATGCAGGATCAACTGCCCTTTTCGGCCGCGCCAGGTTCCCCGGCCGCGCACGCGGTTGGCTGCTGACCAGCTGCCTTTGCGCGCGCAGGCTCCCATGAGGATCTCGCGCACCTTCTCCGGCCGCCAGCTGGTGACAAGCCCGTCCGAATTCTTGCGGGGAAAGGCCCAATAGAGCCAATAGTGACGGCCAAGGAACAGGCTGTTCAAGGGTCCCTGGCCGAATTCGCTTTCGCGCAGCGAGCGCATTTGTCCGATGGTGTCGAGAAAGTGATAAACGCCTTCCTCGGTTCCGAGCGGCAGCACGGGACAGCCTGGCGGCAGGCCAAGTTCATCGGGCTTCCAATCGCCAGGCGGTGCGCCGTCCAGCTCGTGACCGGGAAGGGGATCTTCCCGGCCGATCGAGCTGACACTGCGGACGTCTTCCTCCTCGAGCGGGTCCGTGCCGAGCACGGCCGCCGCCACTTCGGCGAAAGGGTTGTCGCGCGTGGAGCCGGACGCGGATCGAGGATCCGCGCCCTGGTTGGTCTGATCTGCCATGCCGTGCTGCTTTGTGCCCGAAGGTTATTTCTTGTCGTCTTTTTTCGCTGCGCCGGCGGCCTTGTCGCCGGTCACCTTCGTTTCTTCGGTCTCTCCCTGGGCATCCTTCCCGCCGGCGTCAGCGGCAGTATCCCCGCCTGCCTCGTCAGGTTGATCAGAAGGCGCAGCTGTAGGTTTGCCGGCTTTCGGATCGGCCGCCGGCGGAGTTTCCCCGCCAGTTCCGTTTCCGTCATCGGGTTCTTGGGTCTGGGTGTCAGCCTCGGTTCCGCCTGCACCGGCGGGGTCATCCTTCGCAGGAGCGGCACCAGGCGCATGATCTTCCTCCGGGTCGGGTTCATGGAATGGCTCGAGGGCGACCGCGACGGCCCGGAAGACCTGGAAGAACGCGCCGATGCCTTTCGGTGCGTGGTGCAGGGTCGCGAAGGAGAACCGTTCTCCAATCATCTCGGCTGTTTTGCGCGCCAAAGTTTCAGGCGGCGGAAAACTTCTGTCCCGTGCATAGGAATAAAGGTCCAGATATGTGGTGTTTCCCGGAAACGGGCGGGGTGTCTCGTCGCTGATGTGGCCCCAGGCGGCCATGGCCGTCTCGAAGGCCAGAGTGGCAATGTCACTGTGCTTCATGTCTTTCGTCTCCGTTGGGTGGTTCCCGGCGGCGCTCCAGGCTTCGCGTTGTCGAGCTGCGGAAGTCGGCCGTGCCTTCACTTCACCGCATCGAGCGCCGCCGGAATGGGCTAAGCCTCAGCAGCCAGGCGCTCGCGCAGGGCGTAGCCTTCAAGCGGCCAAATCTGACGAACGGCGTCCTCGTAGGCGAATTTCCTGCCCAACTCCGCGTCGAAGTTTCCCGGGTCCGCCGGGGCGGTTTTGCCGATGACCACAAAGCCGTTCTGCATCTTGACGAAGCAGACAGTCATGGTCGGTTCCAGATGCGGCGCGTGAAACTCCACCTCGGCAATCTTGGCCTTGATGCTGTCCAGGCTCACACGGTTCGGCGTCTTCTGCACCGCTGCTGCGGCGGCGTCTGTTGCTTCCAAACTGTCCATTCTCATTCTCCTTTCACCAGGTCGTTGAAGTCCTTCCCCCGGGGCGAGCGCGCAACGCGCACTGGCCGGCCGGAAGCTCTCAGCTGCTCGAGGCCCTGCGCGAGCGCGCGCTGTGCCTCGGGCTTGTTCCAATCGTTGTCTGCCGCGACGATGATTTCGGAGACGCAATCCATGATCGGGACCAGGCCGATATTGCCGAGCGTGCAGGCGGCCCAAACGCGATGCGAGGGCAGGGCAAGCGCCAGCGTCAAACCGTCCTCGATGCCTTCGCAGATGATGAGCGGGCAGGCCTTGCCGCGCTTCACCGCCTGTTCCGGGGTCAGGTTGTCGCCACCCTTGGAAATGCGAATGACGGCACCGCGCCAGCCGGCGGGCCATATCTTGCGCGGCTTGTTCTGTTTCGGATCCGGGAAAAGAGCCTTGTCGCGGCCGTCCGGCTCCAGCCATGTGCGATGAATGCCCCAGCATGTGCCATCCGGGCCGGTCAGATGGGCGATCAGGCAGGGCCGCGCGATCAGCTCGCCGTCCGCTGTGCGGTAATCGTGTTCGGCGGCGAAGCGCAATGCGCCGGATACGGGCTTTCCGCGCATGTCGAGACCACGGGCGCCACGCCAATAGCGATCGAGCACTGACCCCTCGAAACCCTCGCCGGTATCGATCGGCCGCGCCTGGAGCCAGAGGCCCAGCGCCGCCTTGCGGCGCTTGGCGGTAATTGCGGCCTCCTCGGCCGCGCGGCGCTTTTCGTCGGCGCGCCGCCTTGCCTCAAGGCGCGCCTGTTCTTCCTTGGTGGGTGCAGGCGCGCCAGGCTGAATGCCGAGATAGCGAAGGCACCAGCGCCGTGTCACGCTGTAGTCGGAAAGGCCCTGCGCATACTGCACCAGCTTGATGACATCGCCGGTTGCCCCCGTCGCCTCATCTTTCCAGATGCCCTTCGGTTCCTTGATGCGGATCCAGAAGCTGCCGCCGTGCTTGTCTGCCCGGGCAGGGTTGCGGCCAATCCAGTAATCGCCATTGCGGCGGCCATCCGGCACCAGGGCGCGGGCGAGCTGCAAGATATCGTCCTCGAGGCGCTTGCGGATCTCGCCCATGTCGATGGTGGGGGCTTCGGGCGCGTGGGTCATGTCAGCACCGCCTCAAGCCTGGAAAGCAAGGCTTCGACGCTCTGACGGTCGCGCGCATCCTCCATCCGGCTACATGCCGCGCAGACGCGCTGCCGGGGCCGGCCCAGGGCACGGGCAAGCCGGCTTGCCGGAATGCCGATGGCGGTAACGGTCAGGTAGAGCGCGCAATCACGGGCAATGCGCGTCTTGCGCCGGCGCATCGTGCCAGGTGTGGCGCGGCTCACGATGTCAGAAAACGAAACGCCGGTGGCACCGGCCATCAGCTGCGCCACACGATAATACGCGGCAAGCGCCGAAGCGAGATCCGCGTTGCCGGAGATCCGCGCGCGACGCCGGCGCATGGCGCGCTCGGCCCGGCGATCTGCCGGCGGCCGGCGCGTGCCGGCGTTGGCGAAGGGCCTCGGCTTGCGGTTCTTTCTCGGCCAGTTCTGCTTGCGCGCCATATCGTTTCCAACAAAAGAGGCGGGCCAGCCGGCACTATGGGCGGAATGCCCGGCCGGCCCGCCAGACAGCCGACGGAGACCCCTTCGTCGGCTATGGGGAGGCAGTCAAAAAACGCGAATACGCTACGCTTACGCTACAAATCGGTGTCGGCCGCTGGCGGCTCCTGGGGGCGGCCGCCGGCGGCAAAGCGCGCCATTGCCTGGCGCAGTTCTTCCAGTGGCCCGGCAATGGCTGGTGGCAGGAGGCCGTTTGCATCGCGAACGGCCATCAGGGCGGCTTCCCGGTAGTGCACCAGGGTTTCGCCAGGATCGAATGCCGCCCGGCGGCAGGCATCGCGAAACACGTCCGCATATTTCAGCATCACGCCATCGGGGCAGCGCAGGAGGATATCGGCCCGCGCGCGGTCGTCGGCGGCATTGTGCATCTGCTCGATGATGGGGAGGAGCGTGTTCATCGGCATTCACTCCGCCAACCCGGAAACCCAGGACACGGCGGCCCGCTCGGCCTGCTGTTCGAGCACGGCATAGGCAAACATGCCGATGCCGGTGAAGCAGAACAGCCAGGCGAAAACGAGAAAGCGACGATGCGGGTTCCTGTCCTGTGTCATGCGGCTTCCTTCCGTGCAGCCCGGCGCGCCTTCTTGAGCGCTTCATAGGCTTCCCTCAGTCGGGCCACCGTGAGAGGTGCTTTGCCCGGGCCTGCGACAATCGTCACAATGGGTTCCTGTCCCTGGCGCTCATCCCAGCGAAATTCGATCAGCTCCGCGCCCGAATGTCCGCGCTTGCGCAGCTCGAGATTGATGACGCCGGCCATGGCCTCCATGAAGCGGGTTTGTGTCGGATATTGCGGGGAAGGGCTGTCGGCGACGGCGATCATGGCTGTTCACCCCGCGCGATTGCCTCGCAGCAGACGCGGCAGACGCGCCGGGTCTCGATGCGCTTGCCGTCCGCGCTGCGCCGGCTCTCGGCGCGGATCCGCTCGCCCTTGTCGATCGGTCCCCAGCATATGCTGCACAGATGGTTTTTCCGCGCGACGACGAAACGGTTCGTCAACGGGTCTTTGCCGTCGCAAACCAGCTTGTAGGACAGCACCGGATCGTTCAGCCAATCCATTTGACCACGGCGGGCGCGGCGCGCCTCGCTCATTTCGGGGGACCAGGTCATGAGCCCTTCCTCCGCACCTCGAACTCGAACGTTCGGCTTTGTTCGTCGAGGCGCATCATCAGATAGCAGCCGCCCGTGCCGTCGATCTCGCTCACCGGCAGGTCGACCTTGCCGCCAAGCCGGTTGATGAGCACGATCAGAAGCTGATCCTTCATGGCATCGATCGCCATATAGTGCTCGGCGGATAGGTCGGAGACCTTCATGCGCTGTCCCTCGCTGTGTCGATCTGCACCTGGCGCTCCATGGCGATGACCAGTTCCACCTGGCGGCGTGTCGTCGAATAGGGCCGGGTGCCGCGCTTGATGCCGTAGGTCACTGTGCTCTCGGAAATCCCGGCACGGCGGCACATCTCTGCTCTGCTAATGCCGAGCTCGCGGCGCTGTCGGTCGATGTCTTTCCACCAGCTCACAGCTGCACCTCCTATGTACAAATGTGAAAAGCTGTGATTTGGATAAAAGTGTCAAGTGAAAATACGGCCAGATGTAATGTGGAGTAGGCCAAAGCATGCTTGCGCGCATGGAAGACTTTGTGGAAAACACTCGGCGCAAGCAGATCGCATGGGTTCGTGCGATCATGGATTATCGCCATTGGAATGCATCGAGGCTTGCCCGTGAGGGGAAGTTTTCACACTCGACGCTTTCAAAGTTCTTCAATGATCCGCTGAATGTCGCGCGCCTGGAAACGGCGATTGTCGAGAAGATTGCGCGCGTCGGCGGCATTCCTCCATATCAGACGCAACCGCCCCAAGCGGCGCGAGGCGTGGCGCAGGGTGAGGCTTCTGCCTATAGGCCTGTTCCGGGTGATGGGCTTGGTGATGCAGTGGATGCCTTAAGCGCAGGCTCAAACAGCGCTGAGGCTTGGGTTTTGCACTCGCGTGCTCTTGAAAGCGCGGGCTATTTGCCCGGTGACGTGGTTGTTGTGGATCGGAACGCGGATCCTCGGCCAGGTGATGTTGTCTGTGCCGTTGTCTATGACAAGACGGGGCACGGTGAGACCGTGGTGCGGTTGTTTGAGCATCCGTTTCTGGTCTCGGCGACGCTGGATCCCGAATTGCTGCGCCCGGTGCTGATTGATGACGATCGCGTAGAAATTCAAGGCGTCGTCACGGCGTCGGTTCGGCCGCGCAGGGTCGCCTAAGCGTCTTCATTGAATTGGGTTTTGGGATATCCGGCGGCGCCGTGCTTGGCGTCACCGGTTTCACGTGTGTCACATTTTCACGTGAAATTGCTTGACGAAATGTGAAGCAAGTAACATTCTCGCCTCGTTTTCATCCATGAAACGAGGTGATTTGCGATGAATGAAGAAGCAAAAGCGTCGATCTCGTCACCGGCGGTGCTTACCGCCGCCGGCGTCGCCCGGCTGCTCAATCTGACAGACGGCTATTTCCGCAACCGTCGCGCCGAGCTCGAGGCGTTCGGCTTCCCCAAAAAGCTTCCTGGTCTCAATGCCTGGTCAAAGGCGGCGGTGATGCGCTGGATTGCGACCAACGGCGAAACCTATCTGCCCGGAAAGGCGGAGGCGCAAATCGGCGGCGCCGACGAACGGCTGGAAATCAGCGTCGCCACACGTGCCCTCGAAGACGAATATGCGGGAGGCCGGCCATGAATGAGAGGATTTTTGTTCCCGCCGACGATGAGGATGCTCTGGCGGATGCTTTGTCTGCCAAGTCACCGGTCGTTCGTTGTATGGCCCGTCTGAACGCGACCGGCATCGTGCGCACAATTGAGACTTGGGCGGAAAGCGAGATGGCTCGCGGTACGACAAGGTCGCAGCTGATTTCTGCACTTGCTGACGTGCAGGTGCAGACCTTCGCAAGCCTCACCGCGCAGCTTTTGCCTGCGGACACTGACCGCTCAATGATCGAATACTACTGCGAGTTCGCAAGAATTCGGATGCAGGAAAACATGAGCGCCACCCGTCTGCTATTGGCGGAGGCGGCGTCATGATGTCCTTCATTTCCGACAAGCCTGCGCATGTCATCGCCAGGCCTTCCGATCTCACAAGCGGCCAGCGCAAGGCATTGCAGATCCTGCGGGATTACCGGGTGAAGCGCGTGAAGGGCGGATGGCAAGCGCCCGGTTCGCCCAAGGTCACGCTGAGCACGGCCAAATATCTTCACTTCAAGCGCCTGGTTATCCGCAAGGATGATCGCGGCCAGCCGCGCCTGGAAGTCACCCAGGCCGGGCGCGATCTGCTCGACGTGGCAGAGAGCAGGGGGCAGGGATGAGGGGGCGCATTCAATCTCTCAACAACTGGACGCCCAAGCGCGCCCACACCTTCGCAATGCGCCGCATCGAAAAGATCAGGCATTTGCTCATCGAGATCGGCGCCGCCTATGGCGACGTTGACGAAATGGTCGTCCAGGAAGCGGATCAGCTTCTTCACGGCGCTTTCGTCGACCTTGAGGAGGCGCTTGACGATGCGCTGGCGGAAGGGAGGAAGCTATGAAATCCCCGGATCGAAAATCCCTTCTCAGAAACTGGCGCAGTCTCTCGCCGGCGATGAAGGCGGCGCTTGATGAAGCGGCCGACGCGCCTTTGCGGCGCCAGAGGCATGGCTGGTCGAGCAAGGGCTTTGGCGGCCATGCACCTGGCACGGTCGAGGCCCTGCACCGGCGCGGCCTGCTGCATATCGATCGCCTCGCTGGATGCGCAGGTGTCGCCCGGATCACCAAGCTGGGCGGCCAGGTATTCGGAAGCGTCGGGGAGCCGGTGTTATGACCAGAGAGCAGAAGTTCACGCAATTTCGCCGCAAGCAGATAGCAGAGCTGCGCCCCTATGTTCCCGGGGATGATCTGGAAGGCGTCAGCGTCGCGCCGGCTGATACGATTGCAGGCTCCCCAAAACTTGGCGACATGATTGCCAGAAACCCAAAGAACCACGAAGATTTGTGGCTCGTAGCCGCGCAGTATTTCTCCGACAACTTTGAGCCTGTCCCCGCCCTCACCGCAGGAGAGGAAGCGGGCGGCGTGAAGGTGAAGGCGCTGGAGTGGAAGCGCTACAGAAACGGGGATGCATATGCGGTCACGCCATTCGGCGACGTTTATACAGCCTACGCCGGTGGATATTGGCGGATAACTAAGCAAGGCAAGGCTGGCAAATTCATTCGCGCGGGGTTCGATGTTGCATCCGCCCAAGCCGCCGCCCAAGCCGACTATGAAAACTCCGTTCTCTCCGTCATCGAACCTACCCCTTCCCCCATCGTAGACGATGCGATGGTGGAGCGGGCAGCAAAACCGATATACCAAACTATTTGCGAAGCATTGCGAGATTTCGGGATAGCGGAAGATGTAGTGGCGAATGACCCTGAAGTGGCGAGCTCTGCACACATTACGGCTGTAGCCGTCCTCAACGCCGCTCTATCAGGAGCGCGGGAGGGAGGCGGCAATGCTCTGGACTGATTTTCTCCCCATGCTCGCCCTCGGCGCTGCTTGCGCTTTCCTTCTCGGCCTCGCCGTCACCGCCTTGGACTGGATCCAGGCGCGCCGTCAGCCGAAATCGCGGGGGCCGTTCGATGTCCGTTGAGGATCGGCGCGGCCGTCACCGTCTGGCCTGCATCGAGGCCGGCTTGTTCTTCGGCGTTGGCCTTGTGCTGGTGCTGGCTTCCGGGGCGCTCGCCGTCGCCGGCGTCCGAATTTTCCTTTAGGCGCGCAACCACACCCTCCGTTCCCTGCGCGCCTGTCGGGCGGCTCCTATTCCCCCAGGGCCGCCCGGCCACTTTGACAACCTCCAGGAGGCATGAACATCATGAACACTATGGGCAAAGTCATCATCAAAATTCCGCTGGTTACGTGGCGCGAAGGGCGTCCGCGGTTCTTCGCCAGCGCCGTGCATCGCCAGCTGGGCTTCAAGGGCGAGGATCTGCGCCACCCGGATGGGCGCTGGTATTCCGTGGACGAGGCTGTTGCCTGGTCCGAAGCCAAGCAGAAGGAAATCGCCTCCTGCCGCGCTGCAATCGCCGGAGGCGAAACCACGGCGCGGAAGACCAGGAACGCGGCCGAGCGCGCCAGGCGCGACGGCCTGGTTACCATCGGCCAGGTTTGCGAAACCTTCGTCGCCAGCCCGCGCATGCAGGGCAGGGAGATCGTGCAGGGCCGCAAGAAGCGCCCGCCGCTCGCGGACAACACAATCCGTTTCTACAGGGGCGCAAGTCGATTGCTGGAAGGGTTCGACCAGGGCCGCGTCTGGAATGAGGCGGCAGCGGCTCTTACCCCGCGTGCGCTTGCCGGCATCCTGGACAAGATAGAGATCCGGCACGGCCTGGCTCAGGCGAGGGCGGTGCGGGCCTTCCTGTCCGTCGCTTATGGGCACGGCCGCAAACAGCACCTGGTGGCGCATAATCCGGTGGAAGGCCTGGAAGAGACATTGCCGGTCCTCGAGGAGCGCGTGCGGCCGGCGAGCGTCGCGGAGTTCGAGCATTTGATTGCCGTGGCCGATGCGCTCGGCCAGCCAGATTTTGCCGATGTGGTTTGCGCCGGCCCCTGGACCGGCCAACGGCAGAATGACCGCTTGTCCTTGCCTGCCGATCGCATCAGCGGTGAAGGTTTGATGTTCTCTCCCTCGAAGAAACGGGCAGTCAGGCAAAACCTGTTGATCCCGCTTGCTGGCCGCCTCGAGGCGAGGCTTGCGGCGGCGCGAGCCAGGCGCAAGGCCTGGACGGTCGTTCCGACAACGCTGTTTGTGTGCGAGCGCACCGGCCGGCCCTGGGCTGCCGACTGGTATCGAAAGGTGTTTCGCGTTCTGCGCCAAGTGGCAGCAACGGGCGATATCGAGCGGGATCAGGCCGGCGCGGTCACCAAGGACGCGGCCACACTTCTTGCCGGTGTCGACGTGCCGGCCGTCCTGGCGGCGGCCGGTTTGCCTGCCATGCCATCGATAGCCACGCTGCGCGACCAGGACCTGCGCGATACGTGCATGAGCTGGTTGGCGCTCGCCGGCTGCGACCGCTTCGAGATCGCAGGTTTTTCCGGCCATGCCTTCGGCCAGTCCGACAAGGTGCTGCGCCACTATGTGGCGATACCGCCAGAGTTCGCCAGGCGCGGCATGGAGAAGCTGGAAGGGTGGTATGCGCGGCAGGCGCAGGAAGCCGGCCAGGAAGCAAAGGGATGAGGGTCTACAGCCGGAGGGCCTTTCTCTTGCTGCCAGAGGGCGTGCTGTTCTGCAAAGGCGTCAAGTGGGCGTTTGGAGAACTGCTCGTTAAGGGCGAGACGCTGCGTTTGAAAGAAGATTACCCTGGTGATTTCTTTTACAGAAACCTTTGCGATATTCAGAGCTTTGACGGGGGAGAATGGTTTGGGCGTCTTGAAGCGATGCTGGACGACAACGCCAGCTTCCCGATCCAGGAATGCTATCAGCGTGACGGATGCTTCAACGAAGAAGATGTGTTCCTGGTCTTCGAGCTGGATGACCTCCGGTGCCTGCGGGAATTGATAGATAAGGCCTTGGACCTTTCCGATTGACGATTTCAGCGCGTGAGAACATAGTAAGAACATGCGCCAAGTTTTCGATCATCGATTTTCGATAGACGCCTTTCGTGGTGGCCAGCTGGTCGCGCAGATCGCGACGGCCGAGCACATCTATGTGGCCTTCGCGGCCTATGATGCCGCGTGCCTGCACCATGACAATCCCGCAGATACGATTTACTTGCGGCAGGGCACGCGCATCATGCGTAGAAGCGACCGCCCGGAATGAAACGGGCGCTCGCCATAGCAAAGACTTCCTAATTTCAGGTGTAGGTCTGGACTAGTTTGCAGGTCATCCACAAAGACCACTGATCAACTTTTCCGTTCATCTGTCACTATGATTGACGCATTCTTAGCCGGGATGCAGCATTGCCATGCTTTTGGAGGCATGGGGAAAAGATGAAAGATCAACATAGTGAACTTCCGTCCTTACACATTACCGAAGATGCGGTTGAAACCATCGGCGGCCTGGTGACGATGCTGTCCTACGTTCATTCGGTCTCGAGCGCCGAAGACCGTGAAAGCCTGCACAACCCGATCGGCTACACGTTGAATGCCGTGCAGTGCCAGGTGAACCGAGCCAGGCGGGGTTATGAAGGCAGCTATGCGAGCCGATGGAAAAGGCGGGCGGAACAGGGGTAG